ACTGGCCTTCACTCTGACCAAAATGTGTGTCGGGCAACTGAGCGACCCAGTGCGTATCCTTCATCTTTGCCTTGCTTGTAACCATGCACATAACCAGCTGCGACACCTACTGCCAAAAACGCTCCCATTACAAGCGTTAGATATAAATCAAGATTCATTTCTTAGCCCTTTCCATCAAATGACGATCACTTGACAAGGCTGAATGTACAGGCTAGCTCGGACTAATCAAGCACCTTTTGGTAACGAAACGGTAACAATTCTGCATCATCCATGTGATTGTCAATGTCTCGCCTAAGCGGATTATCGAGATCGTCCATACCTGCGACCGTTAAAGGCAAAGGTTCCATCCTTTTCTATATGAATGATCGATACCTGGACACCCTTAGCATCTTCTTCCACTATCAAGAAAGCCTGCTGCCAGTTCATTGTGCCCTTTGTGTAATGTGCCTTGCGGATGTCCATCAGATGACCACCTTCAAAGCCACGCAGAATACGCCCTAATTTGCCCCCAGAAGCCTCTGTGAAGGCTGATTGGCCTGCTCTATGAGTATGTCCACAGATCACGCTTAATCCATGCCTACGGGCTGCTTCTAGGGCTGTAAGACCAGGAGTAGGTTTAATTGCCTGCTCATCTCCATGAACTGCCACATATCCTTTAGCAATCGGAAATGGCTTTTTATGATATGAAATACCAAGTTCATCTAGCTTCAGAAACTTCTCAAAACGCAATTCTGGCAATGATAAGAATGCTGGGATCTTATTCATGATCACGTTGTAAAGTCGATCAGTGTGATTCGACCTGATCATGTGAGCTTCTTTGGCGTGTTGAGTCAATTCCCATAAGACATCGACTGTCATGTCCCGATCACTAGCTAGGGTTTGTTCGTACCATCCTGGCTTGTTTTCTGTCCATCGGGAGATTTGTGGGAGATCGATTTCATCTCCGAGAGTAACGACAGCATCTGGCCGAAATACTTTAATAAACGCGGTGACATTTTTTACTGCTACTTCATCGTGATAAGGGACTTGTAAGTCTGGAATTACGATGGTTCTCTTCATTAGTCCTCGTCATCGTCAGGATAAAAGTCCGGCATATTGCTGGGATTATCGTTGATGCGTTTAGGGAGAATCCAATCGGGATATGAATATGGATCCATGAGCAATGACATACATATGTCAGTGGCAAAGCCAGCCTTGCGCAAAGCCTTATAGTATTCATTCAAACCAATACAGTAAGCCTCTAGTGGAGTGTAACCCTGATCTTCTAGGGCTTTTGCTTTGCGTGGGGCCATGCTTTAGTTTACCGCTCTAAAAGTATGTTGTAAATCTCATCCACTCGCGAGTTGAGTCGTTTGATTTCGCTCAGCAAGTGTGTGATCACATAACCAGCCAATCCACCGATCGTTACAAGAGTGGCAATATAAAGTTGAAAGAAGTCGGCTTGTGTCATTTTCTTCCGAGTTCATCTTTGGGATCCAAGTATCGCAATACTGGTGGGATTATTGAAGCAAGACCGGCAGCGATCAAAGCCTTTGGGTCAGTTACGCCAGCTGCGTACATCGAGATAACAGCAACCAAGAATGCTCTGCCCCATGAACCTAACATGTCTTTTAGATCTTTCACTTTGATCCCCCGATCATAGGTATTTGAAGAAACTCACCATTAAGGTCAGCTTCTTTCGTAAACGAGATGTGACAGTGGTGATTATGTTTGTTGATGCCTGTGTACTTGCGCCATTTCCATTTAAGGAGTGGACTGGCGATTTGGCCGTCAAAGATGATATAGCTGATGCGTTTGCTAGTATCAGACTTTGCAAAGAGGCGAATCTGATCCGCAAGATCTGGCATGAGGTCAGGTTTAGCTTTACCCGAAAGATCTCGATCGACGTCGATGGCACGTACCCAGCCGCTAGCATCTGGATTATGATCTGACTTACGCGCAGAGTGTCGTGTGTCGCCGATCCAACCATCAGAAGTTCGATCTCGATCTGGGAATGCGTCATCAATTTGTTCTCTTAATTGAATAGCGCATTTGGACAGTCTTGGCTTCATTATCCGAGCAACAACTTAGCTTCTTCAGCTGTGATTCCCAAACGAGTCAAGATGGCTGCCTTTGGATCGACAACTGGCTTTGGCTTATGAGAATCTACCAATTTCTGAACTTCAACTTTAGGTAAATCAGATTCCAAAAATAAAGTATCTTCTCTTACAAAAACGTTAGTGATTCCAGTTGTTTCCGTAAACTGCTCGCCATTGAATTCAGCAGGTAATTTAATTTCGTGAATTGTCATGTTAGGCTCCTAAATATGATGCTGTAAATACAGTTGGCAAGGTTTCTTCAGCAGTTGAATAATAAATCGTGCTTGAATCATTCCAAACAAACACTTCAACGTAGTCCGCAGCACTTAAATTGGCTAAAAAGCTGAATGTAGTTCCACCGGCATAGTTTGACCAGTTAGCAATGTCAGTTTGAGTTCTACTTCCATTGACGTACCAACCGATGCGTTTTACGTTAGTAGCACTTAAATATGCAGAAAATGTTAATAAATACTTTCCTGCCTTACCTGTTGGAATGGTGATACGTGAGTTGTTGGTGGCGTTATCGTGAAAATTACTTGTGTCGAAAATTTCAGAGTTCCAAGTTAAAGCTGTGTATGTGCTAATTGCTGAAACAGTCTGAGAAGATGATTTGGTGAGTTTGCAACCCACATAACTTGAACCACCAACAGCAGTCCACGCTGAACCTGAATAGTATTGGACAGCATCAGTGTCTTTTAAGTAACACATATTGCCTTCTTGAGGGCTAGTTACAGCCGCATCGCGAGCAGTAGCTGAAGCAAATGTCCAGACTCCCTGCATGAGGTATCCGTTTGTGTCTGCGGCTGTTAGGACGTCACCAGTAGCAAACGTCTTAAAACCTAGTGGTGCTCCCATTTGTTCTCCTTAGTAAGAAAGTACGTTAGTGCCTAGTATCCCATAATTTGTTCCAATAATGAACGAATCAATAATGGGTTCTAGGGTAGTAAATGTGGTTTTCCAGGCACTTGGTTTAATGTCATGAGACACGCCAAATACCTGCAAAGTCTTGGTTAGGGTTGATGACCCTGGTTGAGTAGTTGTCACCGTCACTGGATCAAAGTAATCAAGATCCAAAGCAGCAATGATGCCAGTATCATAATTGTTAGTGTAAAGGTCTAAAGTAATGGCATCGCATCGGATGTCGGTTTCTTGTCTTGAAGCCACGTAAGCCCTAGCATTATTTAAAGCTTCAGTATCGGTCTCCATCATGAGATTTTGCTCATTGTATGAATGTAGAAAATACTTATCGATTGAAGTCTGGTTGGTTGCCACTTGCGCAGTGCCACCAACTCGAGTAATGGTAGCCTTATTGAATACCAGCGTGTCATCTAATTTCCATAAAGCATTGTTGTATGAGATGCCAGTCCCGTTATCATTAAAGACTGTTGGAGTGCCAGCCACACTAGTAGAGGTTAATTGGCGGTCTTGGAAAACAAAATTGCCCAAAGCATCCATATATAAAGCACCATATTCGGTACTCTCGATTGTCTGCATAGCTGCTAAACCAGTTCGATTTGTGCCAGGATCTACTTGAACTGTAGTCAGTCCAGTATCAATATCGCGTTGAGTCGATGGCCAACCAATAGCATCAAGCAACTTGCCAATTCGAGTGCCAGAACTTTGACCAGCAGTAGCACCAGTAACAGTGCTGATTTGGGCATTGTAAGCCAGTCTAAAGCCATCAACAGCAGTGATCGTAGTATAAACGACATCACCGACATCTCTAGGCGTTGTGGTCGAATAAGAGGTTATATAGCCAGCAAAGATTGGGTAGGTCTTAGTCCCATAAGTTGCTGTAATTTGAACTTTACGCATAGGGGTCAAAAGATTGTAATAAGGGCTTGCTGGATTCATTGGGTTAAAATAACCATTTTGATCAATAATTCGCAGGCTCATACTTCCAGTCTGGAAGTTATCCGCATTGGCAGATCGACCACGAATGGTCTTAATTGAATCAACCACATCTGATACATCCACTGTTACTGCTGTTGAGTCTGCTAAAGCATTAACGCCAAGAATTCCAGCATCAAGAATCATGGGTGAGGCAAAGCCAGCCCCTGTTGAAAAGTTGATGATTGCGTTGATTACTGGAATTGCCATTATGGAGTGACCGTTAATGATCCCGCTATGTTTTGAGCTAAACCAGTGCGCTGAGAATTCAACAGAGCATCATTGACTATTTGAGTGAAATCATTCCCATCTAATATTGAACCCGCAACTGTTATATTTAATGTGGGACTTACTGCTCTGACTGGTTTGCCAGGATTCGTTGGAAGATAATCAGTGAAATCACCTGTATAATTGCCACCCATACCACCACCATTGCTAACTGTTCCACCAGAACCGATACTTGGTGCTTGTGTGATTGCCGGTATCTGTGGGATCGATTTAAGCAAATTGATGTAACTTTGTAGAGCTGCGTATTTTTCATTATCAGCTGAAGCCTGGGCATTTTGAACAATTTTAATAACATCTAATTGATCGATCTTGGCTATGTTCAACAATGTCGTTTGAGCATTGGATACATCATCAAGAGCAGCAATTTTGGCGATAGCCAGAAGTTGAGCCTGGGTCTTTTCAGTGTAGTACTGCGCTTCAGCTAATCCACCTGATGCTGAAATAGCAGCATTGTATTTAGCGTAGGCTTCATTGCGAGCAGCAGCTTTGTCTTCTTCTGACATCTTGCTAATGCGGATTGCTTCAAGATCTCTCATCAAAATACTATTGATTGAATTGAGTTCAGTCTCGGTAATACCATTGATGCCATTGAGTTTATTGGCTTGCTGTTCTTTGGTAAGAATATTTAATTGCTCGATATATTTAAGAGCAGCTTCTCCGTTGGCATTTTCAATTTCTTGTAAAGCTAAAAGGCGCAGGCGATCATCTTTGTCATAGGTATTTTTCAGCGCAGCAGCAATCTGGATCTTTTGAAGATCAAATGCTGATGCTGCTTTTTGTAGCATAAGATTTTTAGCAGCCGCTAATTTGTCGGCTTTAATCTTGGCATCAGCAGCAGCCTTGGCAGCCTTAATTTGAGCATCAGCTGCTTTTTTAGCAGCAACATCGGCTTTTTGCGTATCCATATTGGATCCACCAGTCATGGACACATTGCCCATACCTTGAAAACCTTTAAGTTGTTTAACAAGTTCTGCTAAACGTTGCGGGCTGAATCTTCCTAGTAAATCGCTGACACCACTGGCCAAATATCCAAAAAGACCAGCACCCGGTATTGAACTGATTTGATCTTTAAGGTAAACAATAGAATCAGTAAAGTTAGCAAGTGATTTTGCAGCACTTTCAATGTTACTGCTTAACGTGGCCATACTGTCATCTTTGCCAAGAGATTTAAGCGCATTAATAAGGCTTGTGCCAATAATCTCTTTAGCATTGTTTGAAGCAATGGCAAGTTTGTCCATAGATCCAGAGAATGAATCTGCTGATAGTTTTGCAGAACCAGCAAAAGTAACAGCCAGTTGATCTGTAATATCTTTGAATGACTTAGTCTTTAGATCAGCCTTGGATATACCAATGCCTAACTTACTAAGTGCAGTGTTCGAACCTAGATAGGCCTTTGATAATGCTGATGTAACTGCATCTAAATCTTTGCCAGTATTTGCGCTGATATCCATTGCAATACCCATAAGTCGCTGGGTTTCAGCAGTATCGCGTGTGGCAATCGCAAGGCGAGAATAGGCTGGACGAAGTTGTTCGTCAATGACGCCAAATTCTTTTTCAATGCGCTGGATATAGCCTTCAGCAGTCGCAGCATCGCGACCTAAACCCACATTCTTTAGGGCTTGGGCTAACTGTTGCTGAGCCTTCTGATCGGCTGATGCAGCCTTTACAGAGGCTTTACCGTAGGCTAAAACAGCAGCAGCACTAAATGTTAAACCTAAAGTGCGACCTAAACTTTTTACATTCTTTTCAAGTTTTGTAGTGGCACTGCCAGCCTTATCAAATGCTCTTTTGCCAGTGAACTCAGCTGCGACGTCAATAAGAATATTTGGCATTATCCAACCACCGTTGCTCTTTGATTTAACTTAATCTTTGCTTTTTCAATAGCCTTTAATACGCCAGTCTGAGCTTTGCCTTGATCTTCTTCATACGCACGATATAGCACGCGGCCTTCCATTTTGCCAGTGCCTTTCATGCTAGATGCGTATTTGCTATTTAGATTCTGTACAAATCTTGAATCTGGAGTTTTACGACCAGCAGTTTCATAAATCGCACCAGCAGCAGTCTTATTGAATAAACGCGCTAACGATCTAAAACCTCTGCGGTTGGGCTTTGAAGGTGTTGTTTTATAACCAATACCAGCTTTGACCATTGAAGCGTTATAGGTAGGGAATCTACCTTCACCCATTGATCTTGGTTTCCAGCCGCTTAGGATCTGGCTTTCAGAAGGCGCATAGCCCCGAGCTGTTTTTATAACAGGCTTCAGGGCTATTGCCATTTCTTTTGGTAATTGTTTGGCTAAATCAGGTGTGAAATCTCGCAAGGCTTTACGAAGTGCGACTGCGCCCTTTACTGCGACTGGCATCTTTTATCTCCTTGTTTCGATCCTTCATAGCCTGTAATAAAGCCTTAAACATTCTAGAATCAAGTTCTAGCAAGTCATTAGGCGCGATCTGTGTCTCCAGACTTAATCTCGCGATCAAGTATGTAAAAGAATCACGCCCTATAATTCCGGGTCATCATCTAGAACTTCCACCTTCGCAAGTGTCTCTAGAAATTCTGCGCCGAAAGGCTTGACAGTTTCTCCGCTACGGCGGATGCACTCCCAAGCGAGCCAATAAACATCGGTCTGTCTTTCCATGTCACGAAAGGCTTTGTGAAAGCCCATCTTGGCATAGACCTCGAATGTGTATTCGATCGATGGAGTTATCTGATGCTCAGATACAGACCCATCTGCCCTTGTGATCTTTAGCTTTGCCATTCTTTAGCCCTTTTCTTTAGTAGTTAGATTATGACCAAGTACCAGTTGATGCTGT